AAGGTTAATGTTGCCAGTACATGCATTACTGCCGTCTTTGTTAAGACACTGGTTAATTCCAGTAGCAAAATCGTTGTCCTGAGTGTCATGGCGACCAGCTTCTATGCCGATACTAAGCGCTGCATCACCAGCCCAACCACCAGTAGCGTTATTTCCTTTAGTGTAGGTTCCTGCTGCCCAAGCCATAATACCTCCTATGCTTCTGTAACTTTGTTTAATACTTTATTTACGTACAACCGAGTTTCTTCAGGCACCTTTACTATTTCTTTAATGTTGGCCCAAGTTACACGCTTGCCTTCTGCTTTTAGCTTACTAATAGCTTTATCAATGTTAAGTGGTCCCCAGTTGTACGCCGCTAGTGCAATATCAGTTTCGCCGTACTTGCTAATCATCTGCTGCAAGTAACGGCTACCACCCTCTACATTCTGTTTAGGGTCAAACCTATCTGCAACCCCTAAATCCTTTGCAGTACCTGGCATAAGCTGCATCAAGCCAGTAGCTCCCTTAGGGCTTACTGCATTAGGGTTGCCAACAGACTCAACCTGAATCACAGCTTTAACTAGCGATGGAGGTGCATACTCCTCGCCTGTAGGGATGCTTATGTTTTGCTTCCCTACCTTCACAGTTTCCTGCTTTTGCGGGGCTTCTTTCATCATTCCCTCTAATGAAGCTAGCTCTGCCTCTAGTGCTGCAAGTTCTGGATCGCTACTCTGTGCTTCTGTTGTCACATCAGGCGATGCCATCTCCCCTCGCACAGCACGAGCGCTTATGTATCCCATGCGCTCGCCAAGTTGGAGCAGCTTATCAATATTGGATGCTGTAGGTGGCGCCGCTGCAAGTTTAATAAGCTTAGGATTAGCCAGCAACTCAGCAGCAAACTTATCAAGTTGTAATTCCCTTGCATTGGCAACGCGCTCTGCCCATACTGCGGCCGACGTGCCAAGCAATGTTCCAGCAACTGCGCCCGTTGGCCCGCCGCCTAAAACACCAGTAACAGCGCCAACAGCAGGGCCGGTAAGCTTTCCAGTTCTTAGCATGTTGATTGCAACACGCCCACTTCTAATTGCACCAAGGGCAGTTTGTGCTACAGCCGTAATTGAGTTGTTGCCAACAGCAAGCTTTTCCAATACCCCTGGAGATTTTAAAATCTCAGAGTCTTTTATTATTGCTTCAACGGATGGGAAGCTGTCGCCAAATAGCTTACTTGCTATGCTTCTATTTTGCCCTAAGTTCGCAAGCGCATTGCCACGAAGCAACTGCTCTTTGAGAAACTTGCCACGCGCATAATCTAAAATTGGAGTGTCTGCAAACTGCTTAGCAAACGCCTCCGCTGCCTGCTCATTAGCGTATACACGCCTAGGGATTGCAGCATCTGTAATGTCTGCAAACTCCTCTAATGCCGCACTGCTAGTTTTTTTGTTGGCGTAATTTGATACTTGAGCAAAATCATCTTCAAATGCGCGTTTAAACAACTCCTTGTTGTCATCAATGTATTTGGTTGGCTTGCTATGCTTTTCAAGGCGGCTTAAAAGCTCCGCTCTAAGCACAACAGCAGAATCAGAGTTCTTGCCAAACTTGCTTATAATTTCCGTAACATTTTCAGGAGTTCGCAATGCAAGGTTGATTGCTTGGCTTGCTTTTACTACCGGCTCCAGTCGCCTTATCTTGAGCAACTGTCCCGTAGCGCCTTGTTCGAATTTCTCACCAAACTCTCTTCGTAGGGCAGTTGCTTCTTTCAGTTTTTCAATGGCTGTTTTTGGAGCATCAGCTTTTTTAGTAAGAATCTGTTCAACGCCAATAAGGTCTAAATCCTCTCTTAGCGTTCGCATTAAGGCTACTTCACGTGGGTTTTTACCGCTCGCTTCTTTTATGGCTGCGCCAGCTGTAGAGCGCAGCGCCTGCAGCTTGCCAATCGTTATTCTACCATCCCTTGTATTCAAAAGGTCTGTAACGTTGTTAATAACTTTTTTGCCTGTTGAAGATAGCGTATCAACTTCAAGCGAATCGAAACTTCTAAAGTCTCGTTCTGCCTGTGTCAGGGCGTATGCAGCATCAACCTCACGCTTTTTAGGCAAAGCTTTATATGCTTTATCAACTAATGGTTTTGCTTCCTTCTTTTGTTCGCTCAATCCGGCTAGCAAACTAGCGCCCCGCTCCGTTGTGGTTTGTGCTCGCAATTCCGGAGAAATCCCCAGCTTCTCTAATATCGCAGCAGCTTGCTCGTCTTTTGATTTAATAGACTCCGCCGCTGCCTCTTGTAGTGCAGTTGATAATTGCCCTACTTCTGGAACGGTTCCTAATCTTTCCATTCCAGCCGCAATCTCTGTTTGCCTCAATTGCTGTGCTGTTGCTAGTGCATCCCCTCCGCCAGCAGTGCGACCAATACCAAGTTGATACTTAGCTATTGACGGTTCTTGTAGAGCCTCAGCTAATGTTAATGGAGCGCCACCAGTGCCTTCTAGTAGCGCAGGCATTTGCTGCATAGTTGCAAGTTTTTCTACCGCTCCAGGCGATAAAGACTGAATCACCTCCTTTTGCGCTGCTGCTCTGAGCGCATCTTCATTTCCCAGTAGAACTTGTAAAGAAGGGGATATTGCTCTAGCGGCGCCTTTAGTTGTTGCGCTTGCAGCTTTAACGCCAGCAGGGGCAGCTAGTGCACCAACTAATCCAGCATATTCACTTTCTGGTGCGTATGCTTGTGCCGCCTCACTGCCAAAATATGAAGCTAACCCTAACCCTGCCTCTTTAACTGCTGGCATAATGCTAAAAAACGTTTTAGCTTTACCGCTTGGCGTTGGCGCCATAAATTCAAGCGCGGTATTCAATTCACCAAGCCCTGCGCTTTCTACAGCTTTCGATGAAATGTCTTTCATCATCTGTATCTTTGCTAGCTCATCAGCATAAGTATTCTGTGCTTCCTGGCCAGTAAGCATATTCTTAATATCAGTAGCTACGGCACTTCCTGCTGCAATGCCTTTTGACATTAATCCAAACGTAAGCAGGTCGCCAATATTAAGCGCACCACCACCAAGAGTAGTTGCAGCAGCAAGATTTGCAGTAGCTGGATCGATCCCAGAAGCTTGTGGTGCCACAGTTTGTGTGGCAGCTAATTGCGCATCGAGAGATGCTAGTTCTGCTTCTAGTGCTTGTAATTCTGGGTCCATTATCTTCCCACGCCACCTGCTGCTTGTCTTTGTTTTTCTATTACCGCCTGTTTGCGCTGTTCAATTAGTTGCCGCAACTCTGCTTTGCGCTTATCAATATCTGGCTGCTCTAACTGCATAGGTTGATTTAACATTTCAAATGGCTTTGCTATGCCAAATGAACTAATGCGCTTTGGATCGATTCCCGCGGTAGTGGCTTCATCTTCATAAAACTTACGTGTTTCTTCGTATGTTTGTGAAGCAACTTGATATGCACGCCTCCCCATATCAATGATACCTTTTCGCACTCCCTCATCAAGACCGCCCTCGCCCAAAAGCGCTCGTTTTAACTTAGCTTTTAAGCCGCCTGGAATTGACGCGCTGTTTTCAATTGCACTCACTTCGCCTTGCAATGCCGCTAATCCTGGCTCTATCAAATGCACAGCTCTTTTTGCCAATTCCATTGAAGATACTGCGCTTGGGTCTTGCTCCGCTAATTGAATGACTGCTGCGGCATCGCGAAGCTTGCTATATCCTTTAACTTCGGGACGAGTATTAAACTCTCGCCTTAATCGTTGCGCTTCCTCGTCTAGTTTATTGCCTTGTTTTAATCGCTCTGACTCTAAAACTCTATCTGTAACGGCCTTCTGTATTGTTGCTTGTTTATCGATTTCACGTTGATATAGCTCCGTGCCTTTAGGTCCAAGTTCAAAATTAGCAGCAGTTTCTAGCCCTAGTAATGTATCAGCAGCTTTAGCTTTTCTAGCTACCTCTTGCTGATTAAGTGCAGTAGCCAAAGTAGACAACCTACTTTGATACATTGGATCTTCAACACCACCGATAAACTCCGTCCTAGCTTGTGGCGTAGTCATGCTCATCATCTGGTTGGCTAGGGTATTAGCCTGTAATGTGTCTTGTGCGGCCTGAGAACGCGCCTGGTAGCCTAATAACGATTGAAGTAGGATAGACCCTAGCCCAATACCTACCGCTCGTCCTGTGCTCGTATATGGCGTTATAAGCTGTGGTGCAACCTGGCCTATAGACGTGGCAGCAATGCCATAAGGATTTTCAGCAGGAGTAAAGTTTAATCCAGATAATGACTCAAATAACGTATCAGCCATTTTATCTCCTCAAATTTTGCGTAAGACCTGCCGTAGCTCCAGTAGTAATTCCTTGCACTACGCTAGCACCAACATTTGGTCTTGGTGCTGATGGTCCCTGATTCTGCATTATTTGTGCAGCAACATGTTGGTTAAATGCAGCAAAAGGATCAGGAGCTGCATTACCACCTCCACCACTTCGACCAATGCGAGCTGCTTGCAATTGCGCTTGCCTTGTCCGCTCGGCTTGTTGTGCTTCGAACGCCCTTTGTCGCTGCGCTTCTTCTTGAGTATACTGCGCTCCAACACCAGCCATAAATGGTGCATTGATAGCCTGGAATTGCTCGTATGGCATCATTCCACTTTGATACGCTTGGCCAAAACCTTGCTGCTGTACACTATAGGCAGCTTGTTCAGCAGCACTTTGAGCTTCTTGTCTAGCTAAATCCTGTCGCTGCGTATTAGCTCGCATTAAAGCCTGCGCCGCTTCTGAATTAGGGTCTAGGCCACGCTCTACTATGCTTTGCTGGGTAGCTAGATTTTGTCTTGCAAACTCTTCCTGATTACGTCTTTCAAATTGGCTTAAGACGTTCTGCCTAGCTCGGTCCATTTCTTGCGTAAATCCTGGCTCATAGCGTTGCTGTATTTGATATGGATCAGACGTCATGTAACGATTAACTAGGTTTTCGTAAGCTTGTCCACCAGATTCCATAGCTCGTTCTACTTGTTGCTCTCTTGGCAACTCAGCATATGGAGTTTCGGCTGCTGGTTGTGTTGGCTCATTAACACGTTTGCCGCCTGGCATTACTACAGGTGCACCTGATGCTTGCCCCAAAAACTTGTTTGCTGCAGCTTTGCCTTTGTTAGCAAGGATGTTTCTATACCTAGCTTGCTGAGCAGGGTTTAGTTTGTTAAAAGCAGCTTGGTTTTCTTCATGCTTAAAAGTAACCGCCGATGGTTTTCTCTCATTTGGTTTAGGTTTTGTAGTTACCTTTGCACTAGGCCCTTTTGCTAGAGCGCCTTTTTTTGGCTTAGGCGTAGGTGTACTTGTCGGCTTAGGCGTAGGTGTAGCTGTAGCTCTAGTTGTAGGCGTAGCTGTCGGCTTAGCTGTTGGCTTAGGCGTAGGCTTAGCTGTCGGTTTAGGCGTAGGTGTAGGTGGAGGTGTAGTTGTCCGCTTAGGTGCTGATGCTGCTTTTTTTGTGTTCTTTGCCATAATTATACCTGTCCGCCTAAATCGTATCGTACTTCAAATCCAAGTATTTGCATTGTTGTGTTTTTAATAGCGCCTTGAAAAACTACACTTGCACAATGTCCTTGTCCCTTTACTGCGTACCTGTCAAAAATGTAATCTTCTGCCGAAGACCATGGACTACCCCAAGGACTACCCCAAGGTGTAAATATACTAGGCGTAGATGTTATAGTTGAAACAACAGGAGCACGCCTAAAATCAAGATCTAAGCCAATGTTAATTTGTATGCCTTTTTTAGCTTTTAATATTGGACGAATATCCTTAAACGCTTTGTAATTGCTGCGCGAACCATAAAAACTAAATGCTGTTTTACCAATGTAATTTATAGATTGAGAAGTAGCGCCAGATACAGCATCAGCATATCCAGTCTCACCTTTCCAAATTACCCCAGCAGACGATCCGTAATAAGGTAATTTATTGAACAAGCAACTAGACAAGGCATGATTATTGCTAAAAAGAGTAAACTCAGTCCAAGCTTTTGTATCAATCGCGTAAACAAGAAAATATGTGCTAGTTCCATCAATAGGAATACTGATATAAACCCGCCGTCCTTGAGGCCAAAAAAATCCAAACCATTTGTAATCAAACGGAAACTGAGTAGCTGATGCAGAAATTAGAGGGTTTATCTTTTGTGATACTATGTTAAGTGCTGCCTCTGGATCAGCTTGAAACAAGCCAGAAATGGGAACAATGCCTTGCTCAGTAATAATCCAAATATCATTGTTAACCGAAACAAAAGCTCGCCTACCAAGCGGCTTGCCTATGTAAAACCTAGCAACAAGCCCCCAAGTTGTAGGATCTCCAGCATATGTACCGCTGTAAAAAACTATGTCTCCTTCCGAACTACATGCCCAAAAGTAATCTTGTGCCGCTACATTATTAGAATTGCTGTAGCTACCTATTCCAGCAAGGAAGCCACCGCGAGGAAATACATAGCTAAAATCAAAGCTAGTAAGGGCAGGGGTTCCACCAGTACCAGTAACTTGTAACCCTCCATACCACACCCTGCATGAATTAATTTCTACAAAGTACAACCGCTCTTTATGAGCATGGACATCAACCATGCTAGTTAAAGCTAGTCCGGTAAATGTGACATCAGAAGTGGCAGCAGCACTACCATCCCAATACCGAGCATTATTTAAACCATTACAAAGATAGATACGATTATTGTAGGTAGTGCTTTGCCATTCACCCGATGTTACAGCGCTTCCTGTAATTGTACTTACAGTCCCAGCAGTAGTAACACCACGAATTGTAGTATCATTACTTGTTATTAACCGAGTAGTACCGTCAGCTAAATTAACCGCATCAAGAAACTTTAATGGCGTAGTACCAGCATCAACAAACTTTTCATAACCTAGCCTAACTGTAGGAGCCCCGGCACCTGGAAATATATTGACCAGTTCCGTTGCAAAGAACGGCTCCGTATTGTCAATCGGACTAACTAAATCCAACCCTCCGTAGGGAGGTGGCATTGTAAATCCTTGAAATGGCATTAAAAACCACCCTACATTCTCATCATACGGTTACGCAGCTCTTGAGCTTGCTGCGGGGAAATTTGTTGTTTCTGTGGACTTGCCGGTTGTCGAAAATAAGGTTGATACATCTGCTGCATAGCTTGTTCACCGCTACCATACATGCCAGGGCTTAACCGATACTGACCTCCCATGTTGGCTGATGGCTCAGGCATTTGAGGAAAGTTTTGTGGCGCTGGATAACGAAACATTTTATCCATTGGCATTTGCGCCTGATTCCCTATGTCAGTTGGTGCCGCAAATTGTAATTGCTGAGGTGGTTGTTCAACTTGTGGCATAGGTGGTTGACTAACCATTCTGCTCTGCATATCACCTTGCATTCCCTGAGCAATGCCTTGCCCCATACTCTGCTGTGGGCGATTACTAGGAGATAGTTGCTGTAGCCTTTCCGATGGACCACGCTGTAAAGCTCCTGCTAGTCGCCTGCCAGTTTGTCCTTGCAATGGTTGCCGTCTCATTTTTTCTTTCCTTTAGATTTGTTGTAATTCATCTGTAAAGCAGCTCTTACTGTTTGAGCTGGTTTTACTTGACCCTTATCATTGACATACATACCAGGTGATACTCGCACTACCTCTCCTTTTGCTGCCCTTGCTGGAGGTGGTGGTGTTACTCCCACTCCTGCTTGTTGAGCAAACTTAGACTTACCTAGCATAGTTTCTAAGTTAGCTAGTACATCTGCTTCTGATTTGGCGTTACTTGTAGCAGCGTTAACTAATATCCCTGTGTATTGGCCTGGGAAAAATTTTGCTTTTGGATCATCCGCGCCATAAATGTTACGAATCATTGGGTCAATTTTTTCTGTAGCAAATTTAGCTAACGGATTAGAAAAATCCACATCCCAGGCATTGCGCGTAGTTTTATCGTCTATGTTTTTGCCAACATTCTGATATTTGGTTTTACCATCTAAGCCAATGTTAAATTTAGTCCCGTCAGCAAGGGTTACATTATACTTACTATCTGCTACGCCTGATTCCTTTAAATCACCTCTAAAACTATCACGAAGTTGTTGTGCGCCAGACTTCCCAGTTGTCATCATCGCGCCAACAGAGCGCTTTCCAAGAAGCCTAAGCCCCATGTTTGCCATTTCAGACATGCCCATTGTGCCAGCAGCTAATCCGATATTAGTGTAATCAGCTTTATCACCTTTACCTCGCACGATATCTTTCATGCCAGATTCCCAAAGGCTATTAGCTGTTAATGCTGCTGCTGCTATTGGTCCTGCCACTGACCCAATAGAACCAAGTCCAGAACTTCCAATGCTCTGAGCACCTCCGAGGGTAGCTGGGTTTGCTGCTGTGGCACCTACAGTGCTTGCGCCAGTTGCTCCAGCACCAGCCGCACTTCCACCTCCAAACAAATTACCCACTTGACTAGCTATGGTAGGGATTTGACTAGCTAGAACAGCTCCACCTACGACACCACCAGCTTGAGCTAGACCAGCAGTTTCTTGAGCAGACGCCGCTTCTCTTTCTCTTTGTTCGGGTGTTTTACCAGGGCCAAAGCGTTGCTGAACTTGCTGTGCAGCGGCCATTGGATCTAAACCAGTACCTCTAAGCCAAAGAAAATAGGCTTGTGGATCTCTTGTAGTGATCTCTGGCTCTGGTCTGCTTTGCATACCGTTCATATCCACGTTCCAAATACTGCTACACCGTTTCTGGCATATTGTAATGCGCGGGTTGCCCCGCCAGCATAAATGACTTTGCTTGAATACGTTCTGCCAAACTCTTCATGTAATTGCTGTTCAAATCGTGGCCTAATTGTGTCTAAGCCGTGAATTTCAGCAAAACGCTCTAGTACACCTTGCTCTAGCAGCATTTCATTGAAAACGCTTACATCGGTATCAGCTAGAAATTTGCTGTAAGCGCCGTTGTAATAGTCCCAAGTTACGCTACCGTCAGATGCTGAACCTGTTGTATGAGTTGGCGGAGTGGCTCCTGTAGTGCCACCAGCAGTAGTAAAGTAGTAATTGCCGTTGTTAAAACAGTAACTATTAATTCCAAATGCTGTGCTAGCTGACCAAGTTTTAGGCATTACACTACGATCAGCGATATACTCAAAAATAAGTACATTACCGTTGTTAGTGGCACTCGGCGTAGGACTAATCAGCAACTCATT